AATAATTTTAAACAATGGTTTCATGCCTGTTTCAGCAAAATGCCTACAGATTAATTCTGTTCTGCCCTGGGAAGCTGACATTGTGGCCGCAACTGCTGTTTTAGTTGAACTTTGTAAAGCATCAGCATTTAAACCAGCAGAGGCTTTTGATGTGCCTGTACGATCTTCTTTAACACTATCCAGGTAATTTAAAACAGGGAAAGCATCTTTGCCTACAAAGGGAACACTCAAAGGCTGTACTGCCCCTGGAGTTCTAACCCTGATTGGCTGTCCAATATCTGTATTTAAAACATCATCAATATTTACTTGCCCCTCAGTAATTACCATCCTGGGGAAAATAGAATGCCCCAGGCTATCTAGGGTATCTCTCATAATTTGTGATTTTGCACTTTGGATCCCTTTTAAATAATCTGCCATACATTGACCAACAACAGTATGAGGCTCTGGATCTGATTGAAACATTGCGATTGGTAAAACATCACATGGCTCAACATTAATAATTTCACAACCATTTCCGATTGTGCAAACTTTTATTCTTTCGGCTATTCCATCATCATCAAGATCATACAAAACATAATGTTCAACATATAAAACATTTTGCATATCATCATCAGGTCTATCTGTGCTATCTGGCTCTGCAAATGGATTTCTGGCAACTGTTTCGTTGTAAGTTTCATTATCGTATTTACCAGCTCCAGCATGTTCTAACATTTCCTCTCTGTCATAACCCATAGCCACTAGATCCGAAACAGGACAAATTTTTCTGTGAGCAACATATTCGGCTGTTTCTATTGTCCTGGCATCCCTGGAGATTAAAACTTCCTCTGGAGGAATAGCATCAATACAAACCTTGCTTTTGTTTGTGATCCTTCTAATTTTTAAATCAAAAGAAACAGGAGTTTCTTGTACGATTGTTTCTCCTAGCTCATTAACAGTTTCCACCATTTCCATTTCTGCTTCTTGAGATACAACCTCAACATTAGGATCTAAAATCAATGCATCTTTTTGGATCTCTGTTAATCCTGTGTAAGTGTGATTAGTAACTTGCAAACCATCATCATAGTAGGCTTTTATAAAACCAGCCTTTCTAATTAAGGCATCTTTAAAAGCATTATAAAAAACCTGGAAACCATTATTTTTCTGATTGATGATGTAATTTATGTAATTCGTTTGCTGTTCTGCCAGGGCTACATCTTCTTTATCTCTGGGAATAAAATCTACAACTTTTTTTGTGCCAAAAAAAACTCTCATAATAGATGGCAAGATATGTAATACAGCCTCTCTTACATCTGTTGATACATATTCTGATTGCAATTCGCTAGTATCATTTGGCTCCTCGCCTAAATAGTAATCTGTATTTTCAGATCTCTCTTGCCCTAGCTCTTCTGAAAAATCCTGGGCATCATCCATTTCTGTTTTGATGATTGATGTTAGTTCTGTGTAATCTTGTTCTTGTTGAAGATCTAGATCTTCATCTGATTTTTGATATTCCATGATTTTATCCTACTCGTAAAATTTTAGATTTAAGAGGTTTTCTGAAATTATACCCCATAAAACTTTCTTTTGATCCTCCAAAAGATGCTCCTTCACTAGCCATTGTTAATGCCAGGGCATCTGCTTTGTCTGGAGATTTAATTCCTCTCTTTTTCATATCTTCTTTTGACTCAACTTTTATTTTTCCTGTTGAGTTAAATTTATAGATAGGGGAAGAGATCTCACTTACCAGGCCATCATCATCAGGTAGCCTTACATCTCTTCCCCCCAACCATTCTTTGATCTTAAACCAGAGCTCGGCTCTAAGATTTAGATATGTTCCTTTTGTGCTGGGTACCTCTGCAACATTAATACCCCTAACAGGTAAATCTTGTTCCAGGAGCCTATCTACTACCCCAGCTCCTAATCCGATTGCATCTACTAAAATTTCTTGTGGTCTATTCATAGATTGTTCTTCATCATATTTAGCTTTTATTCTTCCACAAAGTTGCATGAGATCTGGAGAATTAATAGTTTGAATTTCAAGCACATGGTTTCCCTGGCGAATACAAAGAGCAGATTTGTCAGCTCCTTGCCTGGCAACATCCAAACCCCAAATAATTGGAGCTGATGTTTGCAATGCAACATCTCTTTCAACTGCTGATTTTACCAGATCCAGGGGAACGACTGTATCTGAGTCAGCAGTAGGAAATTCTCCTTTAACTTCTACCCTGGCAACTGTGCTATCTTCTCCATATTGCTCAATCATAGAATTAAAAAGCTCTTTATCAGTACCTTCTACTTTCCTGGAGTCTATTTGATCTCCTGACCAAAAGTTCCTGGCACTATGAAAGCACTCATAAAAAGGCCCTGTATTTCTCCTGGGGTTAGAAAAACAAAACCAATAACGATCTTCGATTGGCTCAGTAAAAAACCCTTCACTTACAGAATAAATATTTTGTGGAATACCAGATGCCTCATCCATTAAAAGCATACAGCCATAATGTGAATGCACACCAGCGAAGGCATCAGGAGTTTCTGCTGACCAGAGCTGTGCCTGGGCATAATAATAACCTGTGTCAATTTTGAGATCCCTTTTTAAAAGTTCCTCAAACCAGGGAGCTGGTTTTATTGTTGTTGCAGATCTAACAAACCAATGATTGTTAAGAGCAAGAGTTATCCATTTGCCCAGTTCTGCCCATGTTCTAGATCTAAGTTGTTGTTCTGTGTTGGCAGTAACAATAACTGTGGATCCTAACCTGGTAGATAACATCCATAATACGATCCAGGACACAAAAGCAGATTTTCCTATGCCACGACCAGAGGCAACTGCCTTCCTAAACATTGTTGGATCTATTTCTCCATCATTTCTAGCAATATGGATCTCCATTTCTTTCAAAATTTTTTCTTGCCACTTCCTTGGGCCTGTAAATTTTTCCAGGGGAGTTCCTTCTTTGCCCCACTCAAAAACATATTGAACAAATTTGAGAGGAGAGTTTTTGATCTCCATGCTCCAAATTTCTGACATTAATCTCTTTTCGTCTTGTGCTGAATATTTCATATAAAAAAAATTAAAAAATTTTAATCCTACTGTTAATTATAACTATCGGGGCTCCAGGAATTTTGAGGGGGCCTAATAAAGGTACAAAATTCACAGGTACAAAAGCGAGAGAGATCTGAAAGGAGAAAACTCAGACCTCTCTCTAAATGAAAAAGCAAATTGGATAAGATGGAGAATAGACTTTGCTCAATCATCTTTTAAATCTTTTGGATCCTGGATTATTTTACTATCATTCTTACTAGGGATGATGACCTCCTCATCATTCCCTATATCTATAGGCTTTTCAGGAGTTACATCTATTGTGTTCACTTGCTGTTCACTAATTCTTGTTGATGCATTGTCTAAGATCTCTCTTAAATTGATATTGACCTCTGTTTCCTGTTTATCTGCCCAATGATCTGGATCTCGATTTTTCAAATAGAAAATGCTGGCCACAGTATTCTTGCCATTAGTCGCTTGATTGAACAAGGAATTTGTTACTGCCTTAATTCCTAATGCTTGGCCTTTTTTTAATGCATCCGATATTTCCTGTTTTCCCCTTTCCCTGTTAAAAACATCCCATGATATATCCAAGGCTTGACAGATCTGCATGATGCCTAAACCTTGAGCTCCAAGCTGAATAATTTGCTCAACATGCTCTTCTCCAAGTGTTTTCATTTTTCGGCCAGGCTTTTTCTTTTCGTCAGTCATAGTTCATTTTCCTTCCGATAATTATAAATGTTGTTGATTTATAAGAACAGTTTGTGATCCAAACTTATTTACATAGTTTGACTAATAGTATTCCTATGAACGATAATACAACTACTGATCAAGACATAAGGAGGTTTTATGTTTTATAAAGTTAGTTTTTTCGAGCCAATAATTAAAAGTTCTTTAGTTGTTGCTTATGAAAGTAAAGATCAAGCTGTTAGCCAGGCTAATAATTTAATTGCCAAAGGCTATGAAGATGTAAAGATCCAATGTGAAGAGGAAATTCCTGGATGCGAAACCTTGCTTGTAACTGATTTTCAAATTGTTGAAAAGAAAGTTAGTAGCTGGGAGCCAAAGGAAGTTGAATACAAAAACCCATTTTAAATTGAGCTTTTATAAAGATGGCTATTCAGAGCCACAATCTGAATACAGGATCAATGATCGTGTCTGGAGAAAAGGTACTACTTTTAAATGTACTGTTTGGGAAGTATTGCCTGGAAACAAATACAAACTCTTTGACGAAGAAAAGTCTGAGATCGAAACTAAAATATTCCATGCAAGTCAGTTAAGAAGGAGAGAGTCTTATGAATAATGTTTATGAGCTACCAAACCAAAGGCCTACAAGATCACATTTAAGATTGCATGTCTGTCATTCAAAAACATTGTCTAGGCACTTTGGACAGAAAATGTCATTGAGATTTTATTTCTACAAATGGGATGATGGTATTCCTCTTTGGAGTTACGAAATAAGATTTAGAGAACAAATAGAACATTACAACTTTGATAAAGAGATTAAAAATCGTCTTATTTGTGAAGTTGCAGATCATGTAATTAACCACCCAGAAATATTCGGAGAAATGCCAAGTGAAATATAAACCACAAAATAGATATGAACAGAAACAAAAGGAGCAAGGA